CTGTCGTTGGCGGCGTAGATAGAAGGCAACACTACAGAAGGAGGAACTGCCTCGATCTTGTTGGTGTATATGTTCTTGATCTTGATCCATGGATAGTAAGCGCCCGCATAGCTCGTATCAAACTCAGCGGCGAGAGCAACCACTTCGTCGATCTGGCCAGAGGATGGGTTACCATCATCCAGATACAAGTCTGGGATGTAGAAGCAATCTCCACGAGTCTCGCACATGTCAACCGCAAGGTTGGTCACGTAGGAGTGGTACGAGTAAATGATACCCGGAGTTGAGATCAAGTTGATGTCGAATTCATCGGCATTTCCAAGAGCGCCGACGCATTGATTGTAAGCAACTGAGCCAGCAGTCGTGCTTGTCGCACAGTTCAAACCTTGGGTATTACCCGGGGAGATATCTGCACCGATGTTGATTGGAATTGCTGGAGACTGTCCGTCAAAACCACCTTGCAGACCGAAGACGAACTTACGCATCTTGACATGTGTGGTTTCGTTGGCCGCGTCATACGTGGCTGGAACTGCATTACTTCCACTGAAGAAGCTACCAGATCCAATACCACCGTTTGTTACGGCAACATCAAGAGCAAAGAATGTATTGCGACCGACGCTGGAGTAAGCTCCGAACGCTGGAAGCGGTGTGAAGTACTGCTTGGAATCATCAGAGACTCCAATTCCAGTTGAGGAAGTTGGATACAACGACGCTAGTTCAGCATCAGCACCCGTTGGGGCATCATTGAACACAACACCCGATGGGTATTTGCCCGGGAACAGAGAGTATACCGATGCCTTGCTATACTGCATTGGAGCACACCAGTAACCCGCCGAACTGTTGATTGGCAACGCATAGGCTTGGAAGCCGTACGGCACCGCCGCAACTGGAACTGGGTTAGCCGACATTTCAATGCGGATGTATCGACTCAGATTGGCAAAGTCACCATATTCAATGATCTTGCCATCGTAGCGGATGTAATTGTAGCGATCCCCGATTCGACGAGCAACGTAGTTCGCGGAATCCGGATCAAGCGACAAGTTGTTGAATGATTCAAGAATCTTTGGCTTTCTGTCAGTATCGCTATAATCACGAACAGTCAGTGTGAAGGTTCCCCAATCCGTGCCCGCGACTTGACCTGCCAACCTGACGTTAGAGATTTCAATCTTGTAGGACGTATTGGCGTTTGTTCCATCCGTCAGGGTTTGGGCTCTGAAGAGAGGATAACGAATTGACGTAGCTAGAGTGCCCCACGTTGCGATTTCTTGAGAAATGACCCAAGGCGAATAAGCGTTGGTCAGACCAAACTCTGAATCACCATTCGTCAAATCCAAAGAATACGCATCAACAAACTTCATGGTTTCACCATCAAAGCTTCCTGATGGGAATGCACCACCGACAATTCTCCATTTGGTTGGGTCAGCCGTAACTGCGGCCAGATCATTCTCGAAGAACTTGTAGAGATATGCGGCTTCTTTCTTCGTGCCGGTTGCATACTCGGCTGGATTTCCGACTGTAGCATCCCTTCCAAAGACCGTGGAAATGTACTTAGTACTGTTGGAATCCAACGAGAAGTTGTACGTTCCATAAGCCGTGGAAGTATCGGTTGGATACAGCGCAAGGTTGAAGTTCAACCCGACCGCAGATTGACTTACGAAACTAACGTATGAGAGAGACGATGTTCCAGCAAACCCCGGAGCTTCCAGATCTGAATTGATCGTTGCATTCTGTGTATCAGCAAGAACCGCTAAAATCTTGTAGGAACCTGCCCCCGACCACGAGGCCGAGCACGGGTTATAGATTTGTGTGGAGTTTGGAGTAAATTCTCCAGTATAAGGACCGAAGGTTCCATTGACTATACCACTAAATAAGAATGTTCTGGTAGCACATGCACCAGAGACCGGAATAATAGATCCGCTGGTTACTGTTACGGAATTAAATGGATTAGCTCCTCCAGTTAAAGTAATTGTAGCGCTTTGAGTATATAAATTTAAGGTACCTGTGTCAATTGTCAATAATGCTGTTGCTGCTGCTGCTTTGGTATATGAAGACGTTGCAACTGTTATTGATTGTGAGAAGTTTGGCATTGTGATCGTTGCATTTCCGATTGCAACCTGTTGTCCATAGTAGACCATACTTCCAGAAAGAGAAGCCGATCCTACAGCAGTATTTCCCCATTTCCCTCCTCCGGGTTGAAATGTCACAACAACCGGAACACTCGTTATTGTTAATGAACCAGAATAAATAGGGGATGTAGCATTTGCACCAACATAAGTTGTGGCTAGTGACCCAGACCTCTCAAAACTTATAGAAGAAGAATTAGCAATCGTGACGTAAGAACTTACTGGTACGACATTACCCGCATCAACCATTCTTGTCCATTCACCGGATTCGGCATAGATCACAAATGGATACTTTTGATGATATCCTGTGAGAGCGCCAACACGACAAACGGTTACGAAACCCTTTTCCTTCAAGTATTCGGCGGCTGTGTATGAACCGTAATACGTTCCATCAGCGATACCAAACTTATCCTCCAGTTCTCCAACTGAATCACAGACCGTGGGAGCAAACCCCGGCCCTTTGGCAAACGGTGCTACTACAACGGCTCCAATGTCGGCCACGCCTTGTGCAATTCCGGAGAGGTCGTTTTCCCGAGAGAAAACGCCCGGGCTTACAATTCGGTTGTGGGGAGTAAATCTTCCTCCCTCTGTGATAGGCATATGATTATCCTTTATTTGGGTTCATTATTCGGACTACCTATAAATATGCCTCGGTTCTTGGAAAGCAAACTATTTTTTCATTGGAATCAAAAGACTTTGGGTTGGTAAATATAATAACTTGACTGTAGGAGAAGAAGTTGATAAAATGGGAACATGAAGGAACGTCGAGAATATAGACGCGCATATTATCTTTCTCATAAGGAGCACGAATTGAAAAGACAGAAAGAGTATCGAAGAGAAAATGCTGATAAAATCAAAGCTCACAATAAGTCTCCTGCCCGAAAACAGTGTCAACGGAAATATCAACATAAATATCAAAAACATTACATCAAACGACGCCGCCAGACAGATGTGAATTTCTATTTGAAAGACAGATTGCGGTCAAGATTATACTATGCGTTGAAACGAAACCAAAAGACCGGGTCGGCAGTCAAAGATCTGGGGTGTACCATTCCCGAACTAAAAAAACATATGGAATCCAAATTTCAACCCGGAATGACGTGGGATAATCGAGGTAAGGAGTGGCACATTGATCATATTATTCCGCTTGCAACTTTTAATCTCCAAGACCGTCGTCAATTTCTTGTTGCTTGCCATTATACTAACCTCCAACCCCTGTGGGCAAGAGACAATATGGTGAAAGGAATGAGTGTTTTAGGAAAATGAAAAGATATTTATATATGGTTGGGGTTCCGAAAAATAACATCCAATCAAACTAGTTACAATGAATAGAGGTGTGATTGATTGGATTAACACTCGTTCATTGTTTGACTGCCGTTGGTCACACTTATTCAACTTGAAAAGCCCCCAGATTATCGTCTGGGGGTTTTTCATTGGCGGTGAACCTTCCATCCTTCATACAGGGATTTTTCAATAGCGACTTTGCCCTCATTCTCCAATTCCACCAACAGCTTTCTAGTTAGGATGAAGGAAGAACCACTGATGTTTTCCTCGACGATTCTATTTGGGTAAAGTGGGAGTTGAACAAGTATTTCCTCCTTCTGATTGTTCCTATGGCGTTTCTTTTCAGCAACCTTGATCGAAGCCCCATGCAAACCTTGATGACATTTCTTACATAAGCATACCAGCCCTTTGAGCAAGTGTTCTTCGCCGTGGAGCTTGTCTCCTTCTTTGGTATGATGAACCTGAAGGTTCTCTCGGCATCCACAGGCACATTTCCAATTCGATCGACGTTTGATTTCTTCGCTGATTATGCGCCAATATGAAGTTCGAAGGAAGTAGAAATATTTGAGTTTAAGAATGTGGGGCTTTATTACGCTCCAGTCAAGCGTATTAACGGCAGACAACATTTTCTCATATGACCCCGCGCCAGTATCTTGATCTGCCTTGAGATACTCGAAAATGAACTCTTCTTGGGTCATAACCTTTTTATGATGATGCGGCGGTTATTTCGTCGCTATCACAGTAGGTGTGAACGTTCCGTCGCCCATGTTCAAGTGGCCCTCGCCGTATTTCTTGACAATCTTGTCCATCAAATCCTGTTCGAGTTTCTGGAGATTGTCCCAGTTTTCCTTGAGGGTCTTTTCTTTTTCGACGAATGCTGAAACAGCTTTGTCCAACTCCAGTTTTTCGACGTAAAGGTCTCCAAATTCGCTATGCTTCTCAAAAAACTTGCC